CTTAACCGGGCCGCTGGCCTTGTCGCCAGCAGCGATGATAGCCTCATCGGACGATGCAAACCAGCCGGCTGCCAGCTTGGCGTCGGCCTGCTCTTGGGTCTGTACGCCGATGATCTTGTAGGTGCCAGTGCCGCCAGGCTTTGGGATTTGCCCTGGCGACTGGTACAGCATGGCCGGGAGTTGCATTACTTCTTGGCCTTTGCTGGGGCTTTGCCGGGCTTTCCAGCCTTCATTGCAGCAGTCCTTGCGGTGGATAGCGCAACGGCAATGGCTTGCTTCTGGGGCATCCCTGCCTTCATCTCTTTGCCGATGTTTTTAGAGATCGACTTTTCGGAGTAGCCTTTTTTTAGGGGCATGGCACGATCCTTATGCGAAAGCGGGGGCCGAAGCCCCCACGATCTTATTGCACAAATTACTGGTTGAACAGCAGGATGCCCGACATTTCCGGCTGCTTATTCACAACACCGAACAAGGTATCAAGGCGATACTTGATAATCATGCTGTCGATATCGTAGAACTTCTGCATCACCAGCTCCACGCCCTGGTCGGTAGTAGCACGCATCACTGCGGTGCCAGCATCGGACGGGATGGCGTAACGGCCTGGCAGGATTTCCAGCGAGTCCTTTTGCCAGAAGACGTTGATCGCCGAGGCTCCAGTGTTGAGCCAGTTCAGTGCCGCAGCGCCGGCAGCGGTAACCAGCTGGACGTTCTTGTACTGCAGTTCAGCATCGGTAGCCGGTGCCGTGGCTGCAATGATCGGAGGGCTGATGACCAAGGTCACGCCACCGGCAGGAACGCTGATAACGCGGAAGGTCTTCAGTTGGCCGGTAGACACTTTGGTGATGTGATGCACCGCGTAGATACCGTCAATCGTGAACGCATCACCAGCCACAACGCCAGCCGAGTTGGACACGGTGACGGTTTGGTAGCGGTTGTCTACGTTGATCTGGCCGCCGACCGAGGTCGAGGTAGCTTGAGGAACGTACTGAGCCTGAGCGCCACTAGTGTCAATGGTGGTTACACCACCAGCTGCCACGGCGATGCGGTTGGCGTAGTCGAACTTGTACGTGTCGAAGCCCGCGACCATCCCGACCTGGTTACGCTCGTAAGCGAGGTTAGATTTCGGGTTGCCGAAGGAGCGAGTCGCCACCGCCAAGTTGCCGGCCATGCCGTTGTAATCGCGGCTGGACAGGCCCAGGAAGCGATCATAGTCAGGCACGCCCTGCTCGTTCATGATCGTGTCGCACAGGCTCACGTCGTCATAGTCACCGGCGGCGCCAACGATAGGAACCACCAGCGTGCCCTGAGCGGCTGCGGTGTTCATGATCGCCACGTTGATATCGCTGGCCAACTTCTGCTTCGCGCTCTCGCCCAGGCGGCCCTCTTGCAGTGCATCGCGCAGGTCGAGGGTTGTCATGGTCCAAGGCACCGTTTGGCTAAAGCCGATGGTGCTGGGAACTGACAACTGGGTCATGTTCTGGTACGTAACAGGCGTGCCGGGTGCGCTGGTTTGCGACTGGGCGATGTAGGGCATCGGGCGCCAGATGGTGTCGTTGGTACGGGCCATCATCGTCTGGTCGGTGTTGTAGACCGAGACGTGACGCGACAGAACCAGCAAGTCCTGGAAGCCTTCAAGAATGTCTTCGAACGCTACGCGCTCTTCTTTTGAGAATGAATTGCTCATGATAAATCCTTAGATTAAAACTATTTGGATGCCGCTCGCTTTTGCGCTTTGTACTGGATGACCTTGGTCATGTTGCCAGTCTTCTCCGCTTCTGCTCGCAGACGTTCTAGGGTTGAGTCCACCGCCCCTGATGATCGGCCAGTTCCTGACACGATTTTCTCGGGCGGCGGGGCTGCTTTGCGGTTCGTCACTTTTAAGTCCTTCTCCAGTTTCGCTACCGCAAAAGCAAACTTCACGGGGTCTGTAATCTCGGATAGCTCCTTCGCCTTCTTCAGGTTCTTGCCGAGTGCGTAAATCACCAGTGCCGGATTCTCGGCACCTTGTAGCACAACGCCTTGCTGGGTGATGCTGAAGAGCTCCTGGGCCACGGCCTCGGCGTCTTCAAAATCCTTCACTCGCAGTTCGGCTTTCGCCTTACCGTAGCTGTCCAGCTTGGACTGCCAGGCCTTCTGCTGAGTCATAACTTCAGCCTCTTGCCTGGCGCTTACATCGGCGGCTTTTCTTTTCAGATCAAACCAATCCGACAGTGCTACTTCAAACTTGTCCGCGTCGTAATCGTGATCCTCAAGCGTTGGCTTTTTCCCCAGCGTGACCGGTTTGGTCTCAGTCTGCGTGGTTTGTAGCTTGGCTTGCAGATCGCGGTTCTGGCGCTGCAGTTCTCGGTGTGACTTGCGCAGCTCGCGAACCCATTCCGGTGCGTGAGTCTGTTCCTCGGGAGGCGGCGCTTCCTCCCCGATGGATACTACAACCTCCTCCTCGGCATCATCAGACTCTTCCTGGCCGGCAACTGGGTCGCTGCTGTCCTCGGTGCTGTCCTCAATAACGCCAGTGTCTTGGTCGTCCTCTCCAATATCTGCCTGCTTCATTTTGACCCCATCAAACTCACCCATTTAGAACGGCTGGGCGGATGCCGTTGATACATTCTGAACTATTTTAGAGCATCTGACAATAGATCACGCGCCCTGGCCCTGGATCATCCGTTGGATGGCCTCGGCGTTGGTGATCGCCATGTTCTGCGCAGACTCGTCGACCTTGCCGAGCGTCTCCAGAGTCTGAGCCCTTCGAAGCTCCGAGTTGGCGATGGTCTCGACCGTATCGGCCCGCGCCTTGGCGGCCTTTGCCTCTTCGTTGGCGGCTGCAGCTTGCAAGTACATGGTGTTCGGGTCTTGTGGCGTGTTTTGCATTTCCGCCATCAACTCTTCCTTCTCCTTGTCCGTTGGCTGGACTACGCCCATGCGCAGGAGTTTCTTGCGGAAGTAGGAATTCGCATCCTCGATGCCCTCTCCCTCCATATTCATCATCGCCATAGCGCCTAGCACCTGGGCCGTCTCGGGGTCTTGGGTGATCTGGAGCATGCCGGTGAGAGCTCGCACCGTGGCGGCTTTCTTGCTGCTGCTCGATGGGCCAACGTCAACGTTGACGTCAAACGCCGCAGCGCCGAGGTCGTTGGCCATGACCATCTCGCCGGTTTCCTGGTCAATCGTTGGCTGCATCAACTCCACAATGTCGGTCTCGCCAGTCTGGGTAAGCGTTTTCATCCGCCGCTTGCTCTCGGTGTAGACGTCTTTGGCCATCGACAGCCAAATCTCGCCGCAGCGCTTCATGCCCTTGGCAAAGTTGCTCATGTAGATGAATGTCTGCATGTCCACCCGGGCCTGGATCATCTCGACGGCCTTGCCGGAGATGTTGCTTACCATCTTGTCTGCGCCTTGGGGATTGCCCAAGATATCTTGCATGTCGGTTTCGGTGATCTGGAGCAGTGCCGCCATAGCGGGCGGGATGTTGGGGCTTTTCGTGTAGGCGACTGGCCCGCTGATGGCCTGGTTGCCGTTCTGGTCGGTCACCGGGTTGATGAGCAGGTACGGATAGTCTTTGAGGTTGTCCTCGGCCCACATCATCTGGTGGCCAGCGACCTGCTCGGGCACCAGTATCGGCTTCTCGACCGATGACAAGGCGCTGATCTCGCCGAGCTTGGAGAGCTGCATATTCTTGAGGCGCTGGGCGTCTTTGGCCAGGCGCACGTGACCCATGCAGCGCTCGATGTTGTCCACAAACCAGCGCTTGCCGAATACCGGGACAATCGGAATGCACTTGCCGGCGATGTACCCGGCGTCATCAAGCACCTTGCCGCCTGACATGACGTACTTGCGGACCTTCTTGCGCTTGACGCGCTTCTGCCGAATCTCCAGGCTGCCGACCGCCAGCAGGGTTTCCTCGAGCGTATCGTCGTTGGCGAAGTCCGCTTGGCTGTAGCGCTCCTCCTCGCCGGTAATTGTCTGGAAAATGCGGATGGTCTCGTTCTTTTCCTCGACCTTGTAGTATTCGGCGACGTAGACAACGTCAGGCGTGCACCAGTCGAATTCGTACTGGTGGATGATCTTGGGCCAGTCGGTCGGATCATCGCCCCAAGTGTCTTTGTACGCCTGGCGGGTCATGCTGGTGACAACGAAGCAGTACTTGGCGTCTGACTTGTCCTGGCGCTTGGCGCCGAGGTCGAAGAACACCGAGCTATCGGCGTCGAAGATCGGCTCGATCTTGATGCGCTGCCGATCATCTTCGGGGTCTTCTTCGTCCTCGTAGGCGGTGCGCAGCCGCCAGGCCCCGAACCCGCCACCGACCGCCTCCTCGAAGGCGTTGTCGTAGGCCTCGTTGGCCACCGAATCGTTCTCATCGGCGCGGTACAGGCCGTCGCAAACGTCGGCCAGCTTGTCATTCTCTTCGCCGTCCTTGCTGACGAAGTCCACCGTGATGCGGTTGTTCCTGTATTCGTTGATGATGCGGATCACGGACAGGTGAATCTTGTTCACCTCGAACTTGGGCTTGTTTTCGAACTGGTCCCAGAGCGGGCCCTCCCACTGGCTTCCGGAGAGCGAATAGAAGCGCCGATCCTGCAGGCACTGCAGGCGCTCATCGCGCATGGCGCTCTGAATGTCGTTGAACTGCGCCAGCGCCTCGGAGTGCAGGTTGGCAATGCGTTGATCGTTGGACATTCTGGCCATCTTAGTTCCTTACTACCATTTGCTGACGGTCGCCATCGGGATGACGGTCTGCGGTTTTACTGTATTTGCACGCCGCACCGCTTCGCAAGCATACCTAAGCGCGTCAATAACGTGGTTCTTCTTGTCCTCAAGCACGGGCAGAATCTTGCCGGTCAATGGGTCAGTCTTATAGCTGTAAAGCGTCAATTCGTCAATCGTGTGCGTACACCGAGGATGCACGACGATAGTGTAATTCTTCAAAAACTCGATGCCTTCCTCGACCGACCGCGGCCCTTTGACCGCCGTCATGATCTTGGGGAACCCGTTGCGCCGCATGTGGCTGATCGTCTCCGGCCTGGCGCTGTCGGCCACGATGGGCCACTTCTCAGCCTCTGGCACCTGCATGAACAACTCAGGCGTATTGACGATCTCGCAGCCCACCATGTAGGCTTCAAAGTCGATGTACAGTGTTCGCCCAATTATATGGCAGCGCACCAGCGTGGTCGGGTCTACAGAAAATCCCCAGTCAGCGCCAAGCCGGTGGATCGCGTCAGGCGGGGCGTCGAAGTCTTCGATGCGCCAGTTCCGAAACACCCGCGACTGGCTGTTCTGCAAGTACTCGCCGCGCCAGACATGCTGATATTTGTCCGGGTCGCGCCGCTTGTCGTATTCCATCTCGTCCTTGAGGACGGTCGGGAACCACGGGTTGTCGGCATAGTTCACCCGGATGACGGTCGCGTCCTTCGGGGGCTTCGGGCCACGCAGCAGCAGGTCCACCGGATCGCTGGCCTGTCGGGGGTTCCAGGTGAACCAGAGCTCGGACCCCGGCTTGCGGATCGTTGGCCGGAGCAGGTCTAGGCTTGTCTGGCTCAGGCTCTGTGCCTCCTCAACCCAAGCACGGTCGTATCCTTCCAGTGACTTGATGCTGTCCGCCGTGTGGTTCTGCATGCCCTGGAAGATGATCCTGCCGTCCGCCTTCTTGGACTTAATGACCGCATCTTGAACCTCGAAATAGGCGCCAGCATTCATCTCCTGAATCTTCATCTCCAGCAGGCGCTTAACCGATTGATTCAAGGATTTCTGAATCTCGCGCACGCAAACACTAGATTGCGACTGATTGATGATATGTTCCTCGAGCATCATCTCGGCGAACATATGGGACTTGCCCGAACCTCGGCCACCCCAGGCTCCTTTGTAGCGGCTGGCCTCGAGGAGGGGGAGTGACCACTCGGGGGTCTTTATTTCAAGGGATTTACCCATTCTTGATTACTACTCGCTCAATTCTTGAAAACAATAATGGGTTTTCAGAATCTCCAGATAATTCTAATTTATCGCCATATTTCTTTGGGGCTAATTTAGATAGTAGCCATTTTCTGCTTTCTATTTGCAGTCTTTGCTTGTTGACTGATCCAGAGTCAGTGGCTCCAGAGTCTGTGCTATTTACCGGCTCGTCGGCAATCAACAGAATCTCATCGGCAATGCCGTCTATGAGCTCGTCTCGCGCACGCGTGTAGCGGTCAGCCAGCGCCGCGT